ACGGCCATCGATATACCCGGTATTTACTCCCATGGTGTAAAACCAAACGCAGCTAATAGCCCAGCCGCATAAGATAATACCGATTTCATAGATATTCATATTGCTCCCGTTCCGCCAGAATTTCTGGCTTCTTGGGATAATCGTCTCACTGGGTTCTGACTTTACCTAGCACATTTTGATAACGATATGGTAACAATTCGCCTTCATCCATAGCGTCATCGATGGTGCGCTTTATGTCGTTATCTAGATCGTCCATAGCGTTTGCCGTGGACTTGAAACGTCCCATCCTTCTCGGCATAAATTAGGTCAACTTGGACATTTTTACCATTTTCAGTGACTATGGCAAAGGCTTGCTGCCAATTAGGCGTAAAGGCGTATTTGGCGTGTTTTAGGTTCATCGCATGTCCCACTTCAACTCCGTGGAGAACTCGTCTTAAAACCCCGTTAGAAGCCTCAGAATGAGCACTCCTGCCCGCACGATGCGTGTGACCCATAATTACATTAAGCCCCATCCGTTTTGCCTGGTTTAAGGCACTCATGCCAGCGTTAGGGTTCAAGGATCCTAGATCGCCATGAATGGCTACCCAGCCCTTAGCGATTGGATATGGGTCTTTCCAATACTTGAGTCCCATCTCATCAAGTTTGAGAAACTTCTCAAAGCGCAATTCAGGCAGAGCCATGAACGCTGGGATCTTCTTCATGATTACGTTGTAAAGACGATCTGTATGATTACTGCGAATTACTACGCCTTCTTTGGCATATTCCGTCAGGCTCCAAAGAACATCGACGGTGTGATCGCGATCCTCAGCTAGTGTTTGTTCGTACCAGCCCGGTGTGTTTTCGTGCCATCGGCTGATCTGTGGCAAGTCGATTTCATCTCCGATAGTAACGACAACATCGGGGCGAAATGCTTTAATAAAACTCGCAAGATTTCTAACAAATACTGGATCCTCGTAAGGGCATTGAAGGTCTGGCACAACTACGGTGCGTTTCATGATTAATCCTCATCGTCATCGTCGTATGGGATCTCGCCCGGTAAATTAGGAAGCCAGTTAGGTGTAGGCAAGATTGTTGCAGGATAAGTTAAAGGCTCTAGCAAAATAGCCAAAGCCATTTCAGTAGAAAAGCCAGCACGTCTTAACGATTTATAGTATTCATTTAGCCCGATGCAGTATTGATCGAGTATTGAGTAAGCCTCTAAGTCGATAACCTTTTTACGTGCCATAGGATTATTGTGACCTATCGCTCAGCAATTCGTAGATTTTGTCAACGCGTGTCTCTAAACGATTTACCGCGTCTTTTAAAGATGAACCGCTATTCGGCTTCAATTCCGCTAAATAGTGCTTCACTAGGAACTGGAGCATCGCAGTGACACCACCCAGCACCGTCACGATCCCCACTGCAATAGCAGCGTAGTCTTGAACGCTCATCGCTTGGGTGTGGCATAGCCAAAGACACCAGCCAACACTGCCCAAAGAATTGAGCGGTAATCAGCTGCAAAGTTAGATGCTGCCCATGCTGAAAGGAATGCACCTGCGGTCAGTACGTAAGGGTTTTTCATATTCATTTAGTAGTTGCTCCTAGTAGCGGTATTTGAAAGAACGAACCATCCGCATCACCTTTGCTAGTAAAAGATACGTGCATATGGTGACGATGCTTATTGATCCCCGTATACGTGCGCCAACGCCATGCGCTTTTGGCGCTGGCAATCTTGCCGTCGAAGATGATGTATTTAAGGCGCTTATCAGACTTTGCCAAGAGACGAAGTTGATCCGCCACGTCAGGCATGAGGTCTGGCTTTGCTTTGCCGGACAAATCGCGATCAACATCGATGGCACGTACCCAGCCTTGCTCATCTGGATTATGGTCAGACTTACGAGCTGAGTGGCGAGTATCGCCGATCCAGCCGTCTGAGGTACGGTCACGATCGCTGAAACAATCATCAAACTGCTCGCGAAGTTGTTGCCCTGCTTTGCAAAGTTTAGGCTTCATCCAAGTAGTAAAGCAGCTTCTTCTTCAGTGATGCCTAGGCGTTCAAGAAGTGCAGCCTTAGCAGTGGCTCTAGCGGCTAGATCCTTAATTTCCTTTTCGCGGATGGCTTTGTCCGCTTTCCATTGTGCTAATTCATCAGCGGTCATATCGCGTTCAGTAATAGTCTCAGGAGTTGTCGTATAATCGATTTCAGTAATTTTCATCATATCTCCTAGTTTTGAAGTCCATAAACACGTACTGTGCCTGTAAAGTTATGCGAAGCATTAAAAATAGTAAAGCCATCATATTGATTTGTAGCAGATTGACGGCCTTTGCCATATACCCAAATATTTGAAATTGCATCAGTAATATAGGTAGTTGCAGTTGCTGTTTGTGGATTATTTACACGCATTACGCAACTTGCAACTGTTGTGCCGTTAGTATCAAAAGCTGAATGAGCGTCAGTTGAGTCAGGGTTATACTGAATAGCAGCGTTGGCGAGCTGATAACCTTGCACTGTCGTATACCCAGTGCTTGTATCTGTTCCGCTTGAACGATAACGAATTTTAGTCATTGAAGCGCCACTTTGCGATAAGTTGCTAAAAATAATCAAATAATTCTCATAAGTTGATGTAAACACACCATTTAAAGATAGTGAAGTGCATGCGCTAAATACTGTTTTGCCTGCTGAAGTGCTTGCACTTGTACCCGAAAAAGCAATAGAACTAGGACTAATAAGTGTCAAACCGCCTGCAACTGCAGACCATTTTAAACCAGTTGCTTCTGCGCTATCGGCAGTTAAAACATATCCGTTTGTGCCAACGGCTAAACGAGCAGGTGTATCTGCTGCGGTTGCAGCAATTAAATCGCCTTTAGCGTCAACTATTGCATTTTGGATAGCGTTTGAGTCATCTTGGGCTACCCAGGTGAAATCCAAATCGGTGCCAGAAGCTTTTGATAAAACTTGGCCAGTTGTGCCGCCTTTAAGATCTACCAAAGCGGTGTCGATATCCTGACCAAGGGCTGCGATGGCTGTTGCGCCGTCCTTCACCAAGTCAGTTGATTGAGGTATATCCCAACCAAAGTTAGTTGTTGTTGTTGCCATTAGGCTACTGCTCCTATCGCGTCATTCCATATAAGGGTTGGGGACAAAGTATTCCATGCTTCAGCCGCGTTCACTTGGTACCATTTTACCGCAACTTGGCTAAAAGCAATCGGAGATGCGTTAAAAGTTATTCTCAGGTCGTTATAAGAAGCCTGAAATTTCCAGCCTTCGACATAACCCTGGAAAGACCCGTCTGAGATATTACCGGGTAGGTTTTGGATCCATATGGGCTGCCCCATAAAAATATTAAGTAGGGCATCACGATCAGCCGAGTCGATCTCAGGATTGCCAAGAGGGAAAGTTATTGACTCAAATTTAGCCTGAGGATAAGCACGCAGGGCAATATATCGATCGGCTAACTCTTCAGCGTCTGGGGTGTCTTTGACTCTGGAAGTGTAAGTCTCTGCATAAATTCCGTAAGTGCTTTGGCTCAAAGTGTCTTGCGCTGTATAAGTATTTGCACCTGAAGTGCCATAATTAAGGTTATATTTATTGCGCAAATCGCCCGATTTGGTTGTTGAAGCAAGACCAGCACCTAAGGCTTGATTTGCATCCAAGATTGTGTAGCCATTAGCTGCTAAGTAATTCTGGCGATGTACTGAGTCTGCATAGCCGATGTTGCCGTTAGCATCCTCGTAAAGGACTCCTAGGGCTGAGTTAGCGATGGCTGTGGTCAAAGAATATAGATCAGTTTCTTCTGAAGATCGAGCAATCATTGAATAACTGCCTGGACGATCGATATCGCCTAAACCTAGATTGACGGCATTTTCCCAAGTCTCAGTTGGATTGTAAGTTGCCCAGGTCTGAGCTGCTGGTACTTCATTCCACTGGCCAAGTAGATAACCTGATAAAAGCGTGTAGATCTGATCACCATCTTCATCGACCGATAATACGCCCGGATCGATAATCTTAGGCAGTTTAGATAAAGCGCCGAGGGCAGTGATTGTGGCCACGGTTGTTACTGCCACTGAGCCAGCGTCATTTACTGAAATAGTAAAATCGCTAATATAACCGCCAAAAATAGGAACATAATCGCCAGATGAGTCAGTTACCTCAATCGTCATGCCAGTACCGACATTAAATGGATAACTTGAATTGTCTAGGTTAATTAACTGAACCTGGCAATAGCCTGCAACTGGTTGAGAGTAGATATCTGTTCGGCCAGAAGTCACAACCAAATTGGCAAGGGTAACGTCAGTGACTATTGAGCCATTGATTTTTACTAGCCAAGAGGGTGTGTATTCAGCCATTTAGAATGCCAAAGCGGTTGCGCCTAGTGTGCCTCTAGCACTTGATTGGTTAAGTACGTTGATGATGGTTCGGGCTGTACCCTCAGTATCGATTGCGCCATTTACGGTGATGTTGTTGTTAACCATTTGAGTCGCAGACATGCCAGCAGCAGAAGGAACGGAAAGGGCTGGAGAATATGAAGCATTATCAAATGGGTTCAACGCTGATCCGATTTGCTTAGATATATCGATCACGCGCTTGATCTTGTTATATAGATCATCGAAGAATGAGACTACGCGAGCAAGGCCGTCGATTAAGGCTCCTATGGCTCCACCTACGATCTCAAATGCTTTACCCAAGGTCTTGCTTAAAATTGGCGCTAATACGTCTCTAGCGAATTCTGCGATGCCTTTAAATAAGGCAAGTAAAGGCTTTAATTCATCGCTGTTACGAGCCAAAGAGTCACGTACTGAGTTAAAGGCTGAACGTAAGCCATTGGTTATTGGTGTCATGAATTCTATGACCGGGCGAAGCTTGTCGCCAAGGTTGCTAGTAAAGTCTGCAATCGCTGGGATTACCTTTTGAACCAAAGTCTCAATAAGCGGGGTGATCGCTGTGAGGATATAACCGCCGATGGTTTCCTTGCCTTCATCGAAGGCCACCTGCAAACGGGCTAACTTACCTTGAAATGTATCTGCTTGCTTTGATGCCTGGTTTTCAAAAGTGCCAGCAAGTTTTGCTGTGATCTGATCGAATGAAAGGGTTTTAAGTTCAGCCTTATCTAATCCAACACCTAGGCGGCCAAGGCCTGCCAGATTGCCTTCTTGAGCCTTTGAAAGGGCTTCTGTGACTTGCTGAAGGCTTTTGCCACTACCAGCCGCAATATCAAGTGCAAGGGTCTGTAAACGCTGAGCCTTGTCGACATCTTTGGTTGCGCGAGTCAAACGATCTAGCGATGGGCGAAGTTCTTCATCTGTCACGCCAGTAGCAAGGCTAGTCTGGAGAATATAATCCTCAGTTGCCTTAATCTGAGCATCGGTTGCGTTTGTGACATTCTTTAAAGTATTGGCTAACTTGGCTTGGGCTGCTTCATCCTCGATGGCAGACTTAACGCCATCTACGGCTAACTTGCCAGCATAGGCAACGGCAGCTGCGCCAGCAACGGCAAATGCCACGCCAGCCTTCTTGCCAAATTCGCTGACTTTATCGCCAAACGATTGAACGTCTTTTGAACCAGCGTCAAGGCTTTTCTTTAAGTTATCGACATCGCCAAGGATGGATAACTTCAGCGTTCTATTGCCTGCCATTAGTCCCACTCCTTCAAAATGCGATCAAATGCGCTTTCCCATTTACGGATCAATTCTGGCTGGATCTTGCGCAAAGTCGAATAGATGAAATATCCGCTATTGCCACGACCCTGCCTTGGTGTCCGAGTTGGGAATTGCTTGTACTGCTTTGAACCAAATTCCATGCCGTAAAGCAGGTCTAAGGTTGAACCGCCACCAGAAAACTTTTGCCGAGCAAACCCATAACTGAATTCACCGACTTTGGAAGTCTTTGAAATCTTAACGCCGTCTGCAATTCTGCGAGCAGCAGTACCGGACACTTGACGTGTTGCTGCGGTTTTCTTGATCTCACCTGCAGCAAACTCAGCAAGCGCCGAGGACTCTCTTTTAGCTTCTTCAACTGCCTGAGCATCCATGGCTTTGAACGCTGTAATAATTGAGCGCAGTTCTCGCTTATCGTAGGTGATTGGATCACTTGCCACGATTGCGCTCCTTTAGTACATCGATCGCTGTTAAAATATCTTCCGCCGTTTGCCACTCGGACATTGGTATCCCAGTGGCTATTGCCAGTTCAACTATTAGTCGGCTGACGCTTCCTGGCTGATGACTTTTGGGTCTTCAGAGTCCGTGTCTATGTCGACTACGGTTTCCATCCAAGCCTCGAAAGGCTTCATTGGTTTACCGCCTGCTTCACGTTTCAGAGCTGAGTAAGCGACGAATAAAAGATCCCAGATACCTGAGAATTCTCTAATTGACTTCTTCTCTGCTCTTTCCCACTTAGCAAAATCAGGCGGATAGGCAACAACCGTTGCCATATCCCCTGACCCGTATGTAATTGTTAATTGCTTTTGCATGCTCCCGATTTCCTATCTCTTAGCTAAATGTCTCTGTTGGTGTACCAACTACGGTCATTGTCCAAGTATCTGTCTGAGCATCTGGCGCTGTTCCGTTTACTGATGGGAACACTGGCAAGATGTTAAAGGCAAATACTGCACCTGTTACCGCTGTTAATGATACTGCCAAAGTTGTGTTAGGTGCTGACTCTGCTGCTGCCCACATCGCTTCAAATAGTGATGAAGCAGCGCCCCAATCAGCAAGAAGTTCAACTGTTAAAGTCCACTGATCGTCAGTGTGCTTATAAGCCTTGCCATCGAGTGTCTGGTATGTCTCGATAACTGGTGCGTTTGCTAGTTGGACGCTAGTTGCCTGTGCATCGTAGTTTGCCGATGCGATCGTCAGGGTGAGGTCGCGTCCAGTGATGACGGTTGTTGCCATTTTTGGATCTCCTTAGTTTGTCTGCGTGTAGTAGGTACTCACGCGAATATCTGCGACCAGCAAATTGCTAGCGCCTACCTGTGTAACTGTTGGTCTTTCGACCGCTGAAACCTCGTATCCGCCAGGGATCGAAGTAACAACACTAGTGATTAATTGCTCGATGTTGTCGAGGCTTGCAGGGTTGCTGTTATAGGCAACGCAGCAGGTTATGGTGAAATTGAGTTTTGCTCTAAATACTGATTTGCCGATTGTCTCAAACTCCATGTATGGAGAGTCCGGTACGAGAACTACGGCTGGCACTGGGATCTGCTCAGGAACGTAAGAAAATACGTTTGCAGTAACTCCGTTAAGAGCTGTTGCCAGTGGTGTGCGTACTGCCGAAAGGATAGTTGATGGCATTTATTGAGCGATGCTTTCAACGTCTACGTAAGCGCCTAGA